ATTTCTCAATCTGCCGCAACATCGTTTAACAGGTTGTACAACGGCGCTGCTCTAACGTGGGGCACGACCTATAAGTGGAGAGCGCGAGTAGGATCACCAACCCTTGGTAACTGGACTGGCTTGGTCGCGTTCTCTACCGATCAGGCTGGCGCTCCTATCCTGACATCGCCCGCTAACAATGCGTGGATCACCCAGTCTGCTCCGACATTCACAGGAACGTCGAGCGGCGGGGATTTGATGACGGCTGTTAACCTTAGGTTGTACAGAGATAATGTCATCATCTGGGATTCTGGCAACATCTCTCAGTCTGCATCAACCTCGTTCAGCATTCTTTACAGTGGTCCGTCTCTCGATACGGGAGTCACGTATCAGTGGGATGCTAGGTATGTAAAGTCTACTGGTCCGACCAGTGCATTCTCTTCAAAGTTTACCTACCGGTTGAACGGGCCTCCGTATGCTCCGACATTCCTAGAGCCTATTCCGGGCTATGGGTTCAGCGGTACTCTGCTTCCGAAGTTCTCGGCCAACTTCAATGACCCAGACATGTCCAGCCATGGAGACTTCCCGACTGCGTGGGTAATTGAAATCAGGAATAACTTGACTGATGCTGCTGTCGCAACCAAGACAATCAACACCAGTCTTGTATCTGGCGTTAACACATATCAGTGGACATCCGGTGACACCGGACTTGCCTATAACACTCAATACAAGTGGCGAACATGGTTCATTGACTCTAAGGGTGTGGCTGGGGCTGCTTCCTCATATCAGGTATTCCTGCTTGGACAGCCGCCTACTGTGGCAGTCACTTCTCCGTCTAACGGTTCAAACATTGCTACTACCAAGCCGACAATCTTGTGGTCATACTCTGACCCGGCAATGTCTCCGCTGATGAAGCACAGGATTAGGATTTTCAGGGAGTCTAACGGAGTACAGGTGTATGACTCTGGCGAGCGTGTGTCTGGCGTAGCTAGCTTTGCCGTTCCGACAGGGTACTTGCAGTTCAACAATGAGTATTACCAGATTGAGCTTCGTGCGTGGAACTCGGCAGGCATTCAGTCAAATATCACAACGTCTACGATTCAGCTAACACTGGCTGCGCCTCCTGCAATAACCGGAGTAAGCACTACGGTTATGGAGGATAAGAGTTCGATTGTAATAGACTGGGATAAGTCTTCTCTTGGGACTGCCTTCGTTACCTACGTCATTTACCGAAAGGAATTTGGCGAGTCTGAATGGAGCATGGTTGGTACTCGCAAGCCTGAGACCAACACTGTATTCACAGACTACTACGCTGGACAGAGACAACTATACCAGTATCGAGTAACGGTAGTCAAGTTGATCAGCGGTGAGCCTGACGTAGAAAGCCCTGACTCTGACATTGTTACGGCTCGACTAGAGTCTGACACTTGGTACGTTGTGGGCAGGGACAGGGCGGAAGAGCATATCTTCGAACTACCTGTCACTGACGAAAGCCACCAGCGCCCTGTTCAGCAGGAGAGCTTTGAACCTCTTGGCACAAACCGAAAGGTGGTTGTTCGTGGGTTCGTCCTAGGTCACGAGGGTAGTGTCCAGTGTCTTTGGGATGGAGAAGAGACAGACATCGCTCGTTCACAGATCGAGTACCTTCTGTACTACGCTGGCCCACATATTTTGAAGAACCCATTCGGTGACGTTTTCGATGTAACGTTTGGAAGCCCTGACTTCTCATACGCTGGTGGTGGGCACCTGTCTGTCACTCTAACGTACACAGAAGTTGGAGCTACAAGTAATCCGGGCATTACGCCGGAAGATTATCTACAGTCTATCGGAGCAACCTAGTGTGGAACATAAGTCAAGCATTTCGTCAGGAGCTTAGAAGCCCAAACCAGCAGACAGCCGCACGCGCCCAGTTGCTCGACTCAGACTTCAAAGAGGTACCTGATGGCGACTTCTTCACCGCAGGAGCAGACGACTTTCAGGACTATATCGTTGACGGCAATGTTGACATAGACTTCTCTCGTGGAACACGTCGAACGGCAGAGCTTACCATCCTTAACACTGATGGTGAGTTTACTCCGACCAACGCTACGACAGACTACGATGGTAAGTTCTATGTCAACAGAAACATCAGGCTGTTCCGTGGGGTGGTTCTATCTGGCGGTACAACCGTATATGCGCCAATCGGTACGTTCATGATTGACTCACTAGATGTTCTAGTCGAGCGCAACATGACGTTGATGAACTTCACTCTGTCTGATCATTGGAAGAAGCTTCAGAAGTCTTTGATCACTAGAACGTGGACTCACCCGGCTGGCACGCCTATTAACGACTCAATCAGGAGTTTGGCTGGTAATGCGGGAGCGGACTATCCCCTTGCGCCAGCATTGGACCCTCTGGATTCGCGAAGCAACAAGACCCTGACAACTGCTATTAAGTTTGAAAGGGGAGACAGTCGCGGAGACAAAATGAAGGAGATTGCCAACAAGTATGGTATTGATATCTTCTTCAATCAAGAGGGCAGGCTAGTCAGCCAAGATCGTAAGACACCAAAGGATGCGCAGGAAGTATGGCACTTCTACTCTTCTTCCAGCACGGTTACGTCGGGCATGCTAGTCAGCGTTCGGCGCACACTTACCGACGACAACTTGTACAACCACGTCTTCGTAATCGGGACAGGAAACCCAACCAGCCCGGTTATCTACGAGGCCAAAACGACCACGGCATCTTCAACAATCAGTATCGACAGGATCGGGGATCGTGTCAAGATTCTGGAAGGTTCGTGGAAGACTCAGGAACAAGTGAATGCGGCTGGCGAGAAGCTTTGGGCACAGAGATTCAATCTGTTCGAAGAAGTCGTTATAGATACGATCTGCAATCCGGCCCTTGACGCCGACGATGTAATTCGAATTACAGAACCATACTCTAAGCTTAGCGGCTTGTACAGAATCAACACGATGAATGTTCCGCTAACGACGAGTAAGCAGACCATTAGTTGTATCAGGAACATCTATGCATAGAGAAGCATCTAGGATCATATCAGCTATCGAGACGAAGATTGATCAAAAGATGCGCTCTGGTGCAAGGATTGAGCTTACCTATGGTCAGGTGTACGAGGTTCACGGAGCGGAGTGTTCCGTTTATCTGGTTGGCTCTCGCGAGCTAGCTGAGTCCGATGGCGGCGTGGCCGAACCATCAACAGGCTTCAGGGTTCCTACACACCTGACCGCTAGAACGAATGACTATGTTCGTGTCAGCATGGATGAGCGTGGTGATCGCTGGGTTGAAGAGGTCTTCGCAGACCAGCCCAGCATGAACCGATGGCGCTACGTCCCTATGACGGAGTACACCCACTTCAATGGAACCGCGTCGGGCGGCAGTGAAACAATTGAACTAACCGGCGTACCAGAGTATGCAGCCCTAGCCGTTGGCGGCGTTATGGGTATTCGCAGAAACGACACGGCAGACTCGTCTTTCAAATTGACAAGCCTTGATGACAAGGGTATGGCGGAAGTCACCACTTCTGGTGTCGCTAACCGTGGAGGCTTTTCAAATTTTGGACCGGTTCCTGTCGGTGGAACCAGACTTCGACAACTTAAATACCAATCAACGACTGCTACTACCGACCTACTTTGGTTGAAGATCACAGGATACTGGACCAACATTGAGGAAGCAGTCATTCCGCCTGTCACAGTTATCAACTCGTTCATTGCTGAAGCTGTTCTTTCTGGAACAGCTATCCCGATCAAGACCTTCACGGCTGATGCCGTTCTTGCGGCTGAGCCGACATGGGGTGCTTGGAGCGAGACTTGGGCTGGTAATGTCGGAATTAACATCATCACCGCTGATGCGGTTTTGAAGAAGACCCTATCATCTACGTTCGTTGCTGATGCGGTCTTGCGCAAGAGCTTCACTGCAACATTCACTGGTGACGCTGTTCTAGCAACAGGTGGATCGGCAGCGGTTTACGTTGAAGATTCGTTTGACCGAACGCTTGCTAACCAGTGGGGCACCGCGTCACCTACAGGTGGAGTGTGGACTATCACCGAGGCTGGCGCATCGGACTTTGATGTGGCTAGTGGATTTGGAACCATTATAACAGGAGCTAACCTTGCTGGTCGTCAGATCAGTCAGGATAGTATCTCTGTTGACAACATTGACGAGACAGCCATCGTGAAGGTTGACAAGGTTCCAACCGGAACCGGTGCCTTCGCTCAGGTCTATGTTCAGGGTCGCCGCATTGATAACAACAACCGCTACAGTGGTCGATTGCGATTCAATGCTGATGGCACCCTGAGCGTAAGCATTGATAGGGCCGTGGGTGGAGTATTCACTACAATTGCTGGCCCGACAACGATTAGCGGTACTGTTGTGGCGAATGATCTATGGAGGGTCAGGGTCCAGATGGACGGCGCAAGCCCTACAACCATTCGAATAAGGGCTTGGAAAGATGGAACCGCAGAGCCGGGTACGTGGCAGTCCACAATAACCGACAGCAGCGCTGCCCTTCAGGTGGCTGGCAAGGTCGCTATCGGATTCATCAGCAGTGCAATGACCAACCTTCCGATTCTTCTGAGTGTTGACAAGTTCACTGTAACCAACATTTCTAGCGGTGTGATTACATACGCTTACGACGATTTCTTCCGAACACTCAGCGACAGTTGGGGAACAGCGGTCACGGGTGGAACATATACTGTTAAGGAAGGAAGCGCTACCGACTTCGATGTTACCGGTGGGGTTAGCACGATCATAGTTGGCGCAGCTTGGCAAGGCAAGCAGATTGCCCTAGATAGTGTTTCTGCTAGAGACGTTGAATACTCGATCATGGCTAAGGCAAACAAGCAGGCCACAGGTACGGGTGCGTACACTGGCTTCTGGGCTCAATGCCGCAGGATCGACACCAACAACATGTATACATTCCGACTTGAACACATGGCCGATGGTACAGTTAGGGTCTCGATTAACAGGCTTGTCGGTGGAGTGTCAACGGTTGTAGCAGGACCAACCACAATCAGTGGTTCGTCTACGGCTGATACATGGTGGGTCATTAAGGCTCAGGCCGTTGGCGCAAGCCCAACAACAGTACGCATGAAGGCATGGGTGTTTGGACAGACTGAACCTTCTTCATGGCAGCTAGAGACAACTGATAGTGGGGCAGGATTGCAGACGGCTGGTGCGGTCGGCGTTCAGGCCTTCAACTCTCAGACTCTTACAAACTTCCCAGTCTTGTACACATTTGACGAATTGCTGGTCAAGGCGACCAGCTAAACAGAGAGGATAACAATGGCAGCAGTTCTTGGTCTATTCGTATACTCAGGAACCAACGCGGCAACCGAATCTGGCGCTGCCGTCACGGGTATCAGCTTCTTCGGGTCAACGGCTACGTCCGCATCCGATAACACGCTTGGTGCTCGTCAGGCAGACCCGATCACCGTGGGTTCCAACAGTGCATCTAAGTCACTTCGACTGAAGATCACTACAGCACCGGCAAACGCGGTCACGAACTTCAAGTTCTGGACTGACGGTTCCGGCACAGCAAACGTCGGCCTTGTTGGTAAGGTCGTGGGTACTGGTGGCGCAACTCCGGGTACCGGTGGTGAAACACCGACCACGAGCGCAATCTCAGGCTCAACGTCTGCGTACACTTGGACTTCAGGTTCTCCGCTAACTTGGGACTCCGCGTCCTACAGCACAGTGGGTAACGTCACGAAGTCGCTCGTGCTTCAGCTTCAGCCGACCGGTTCAGCTACCGCTGGAAACTGGCCGCAGGAAGTTCTTTCGTACAGCTACGACGAGACCTAAGTCTCGCAGCATAGGAGCAAGTCAATGTCACCTAAGTTCGATTATGACCTCGCCGCTAAACTCAATGATGGTAGCGAGGTTAAGCTAAACCCAGAAGAACATGGATGGGCTGAGCCTGAGCGCTTGGCCAAGGTAACAGTCTGGTCTCTCATTCCGAGAGATGGAGTTACGCTGCCTGTGCTGACAGTGCAGATTCCAGCAGGGGCGAAGCCCATCTTCAAATCTAGGGTCTATGGCAAGGGCTATCCGGGTACGGGTGGTCCATCATTCAGGTGCTACGCGATTGGCTGGCACGACTCATCTTCGCACTGGACATGGGTTCTTCCGACCGGGGATATAGAGGTCGGGGAAGAGCCGCTTCATGCGAACCTTATTCTTCAGAAACTAGCGCACCACGTAGAGGGCTTTATCTAGGATGTATGTTGGCGTACTTGCTGTTCAAAACGAAACTACTGCGGGTAGAAACAGAATAGGTAC